TCTGGTGCTGTGCTTGCATGTTGACTCTTTGATCTCTTCTATCTTCTCTTTGTGCTTCGTTTGCGGTAGACGTTTGCTGCCTCATGCCTTCTAATTGTGAGTTTAATTGAAACTCAAATTGCATTAATTCTTTTTTTGCTTGAACCTCAGCTTGTAAGTATTGTGTTTTTAATTGATTCTTAGTTTGCTCTAATTGAGCATCAGCTTGAGCTAAACCTTGTTTCTTTTGAACCTCAGCTTGCGCCGCTGCTTGTTGAGCTTGAGCATTTGCTTCTGATTGAGCCTGTATGTTCTGTTGCTGCATTTGCTGATCTTTTTCTACTTTCTTTTTTCTTTTAACTTTAAGAAGTTGATTTGCTAATTTTATATTTCTAATATTACGTAGATCTATAGCGTCATCTAAATCAATAGATTGTTGCTGTAGCGCAGCTTGTATATTATTTTCAAGTATTTGTTTTTCTTCTTCATCTGGCAATAGTTCTATAAATATACCAAAGTCATGAAGATGTAAGTTTTTCATTTCTTCTAACGTAGCAACGTTATGAGCGCCAATAGCTTGAATAAAAGCGTTTTTAGTTGGAGAATACTCTATAATATCAGATATTCTTAATGACAAACACTCAGAGACCTCAGCTGTTAAAAATAACATTGATTGCAATATGTGCCTTGTTGCTGTATTTGAATTTGCTGCCGCTAGCTTTTGTACACCTACCAAAGCATTTTTATCAGGCGTAGCCGCGTCCCTTGCCTCATTTAATCCAGTTACATCTCTTATCATTTGAAGATAATAGTTATAAGTAGATATTAAACTTTGTATCTTGTTTCCACCAACACCATTTTGTATCTGTTGAATTGGTATTTTACCAGGATTACCCTGTCCTTCAGATGTAAAACTTCTACCTATAACACTACCAGTTTGAAAAAACATGTTTAAAGCTTCTTGTGGATTATAGTTCGTTCCATTACCTAAATCAACTTCTGCTAAACCATCAACATCTAAATAAACACCATCTGGAACCATACGCGCCATAACTTGTTGTAACTTCAAATGCGTTAATTGAATCATATCCGCAAACCCTGTTATTCTATTAACTAGGGATTCTATTCTACCTTGATAAATTCTAGGAGCTACTATTTGATAATTCATTTTAACTCTACTAAAATCTGAATCTGAACGCATCATGTTATCAGCCATTTTCCATTTTAGTAATTTATCAGCGCCTATTAAATAAACACCTTCATATAAAGTTTCTACAACTCTTTCTAATTTACTAAAATCGCCGCCCATACTTTCAATCGGCGGATTAAATGAATCATCTTTTTCTATAATTTTTTCAGCGCCACTACCTGTTGTTTTTAATTTATACACATTATTCATATGTGTTTTATAATTAAAATATAAAACTTCTACTTTGTTCTTGTCAGTTGTTCTATGATATCTAGCTTTACTGTAAGCATTAGCTCCAGCATTTTGCATTATAGATTTTATTTCTTTTTCGTTTAAATCAGGAAACTCTTTAACTAATTCATTTATTGGTATTTCTTTTAATTCTCCAATATAATATATATCTTCAAAATATGGAGATTCTGTATAAGAATATACTAGGTTAGCTGGATCTACATATTTAACTTTTGCTCCATCTGACCAATCAAACGTTGTTTTAGTTGCGCCTATACCTAACGTGACTATATCATATAAACATCTTCTTCTAATTAAATCATAATCACTATGTTCCATTAAAACATTTATAGCTTGCTCTTCAGCTAACTCAACAGCTTGTTTATAACTAAGTTGCATATGAAGAGCTAATTCTTCTTCTGTGTCAGGTAAAGTTTCTGGATCATTTTCGTAAAGATCTATATCAAATTGCTGCTTAGCAATGTCATTAAAACTTTTAGACTTCATGTCACGGAGCATTGACTCCATGTATTCAGTTCTTTTACTAACACCATACTCGTCTTGAGAAAAGGCATTTATTTCGTAGTTTCTTTGAGACATGCCATTTACTACTATGTCTACGAATTTAGGAATAATTGGAACCGGCTTCCAATCTAAGTTAAGATAAGATAAGTCACCGTTTATAGATAACTCGTTTTTATATTTTTGAATGTTTTGTTCTCCTCTAGCGTATAATCTTAATTGATGAAAGTTATTTAAATTATTACTAAATTTAGAAGTAGTCCCATGAAACCACTCTTGTCGTATAGCTCTAGCTACTTCAAGTCCGTACTTTTCAGATATTTTTTCTAAATCGCTAACTGCTTGTGATGGAAAATTAATATGATTCTCAAATATCATGCTTTATCTTTTATTATTGTTGATTGAAATCCTTTATTATTATACTTATGTATACTAATATTAACTGGTTGTTTTTCTATTTTTGGATTTGGTCTATATAGATGTCTATTACAAGCCATTATTGCTAATCCAGTACTTATTGAGGCATCATGCTTTGTTCTTTTATTTATATCAAACTTAGACCAATCGTTCAAAGTCTCATTAAAATACATATTACCGTAAGTGCCATCTTGCAATAAACCAACGTGATCGTTAATATACATTTCAATAGCAGCAGCGTGAGCTTGTTTTATATCTTCACTTGAATTGGGTATTCCACCAACTTCTTTTTCCGCAACAGATAACTTATTCCATATTTTATCTGGCCTGTTCATACTAAACCCTCTATATCCTCTTCTGCGTAAATAGTATAATAATCTTGGTTTATTATTTTCAGCAAGTAACGGCATGCCATAAAACACTAATGCCATTAACACGTCTTCAAAAAATATTTCAGCAGTTTGCGGTCTAGCTATATATTCTAAAAAAAATGTATTAGCTGGAGCGTCTTCCATTGAAAACTTAGTTAATCCGTGCAAAGCTCCTTTAGAACCTGTACCATCTACTGTTCCAGATATATCATACGAGTCACAACCAAACGCCCCCATGTGTTCATTACCTGGATATTTTACGCCATTCTTAATAATAACGTTGTTTTGTAACTTTGCTCCAGGAGCCCAACTTATTTTAAATCTTCCATTTGGGTCTGGATTAAAAGTAACTTGAGTGTCTTTAACTCCTGCTGTCCATTGAAAATTGCCAGGAGTTAGTACTGATGAATTTTTATTTCCTTCATTATAATCTATTTGCTCATATATTTTTATAAGATTAAATAGACTATTACCAGTCTCATCTCTAAACGCGTGCTCTTCTGTTCTTGGAAACTGACGATAAAATTCATTTAAAGCATCTTGATCATCTTTTAATCCTTCAGCTTCATTATCCCAATGATCTACAACTCCGTAATCTATTTCTAATCCGTGCGGGTCAAACATTGGCTGCTTAGGTATATTAAATACAGGTTGACCATATTCGTTAATAAAACCTTCGTAATTCCATTCCATAGGAATAAATAAAGAATATAACCCTGACTTAGTTTGTCCGTTACGATTTCTTTTTGTAACATCAGAATTATAATACAAGTTTTTAAAATTATCCCCTCCTTTATCAAGTGAATTACTAGTACTACCCATCATGCATTTACCAACTATTCTACTACCTAACCGCAAACAAGTTTTTGTAACCCTCCAATTATTTTTTATATTATCAGGTCTTTCCCACTTACCACTTTCGTCATGAACTAATAAGTTTAACTTTTCACCATCATAACTATTATCACCCGTATTTTTCCAGTCGATAGTAGTGTCCAATCCCTGCATGTCATCAATCTCTTCTCGCTCCCTCATTTTTTTACGAGTAAATTTTTTCGCAGGGACTCTATAAGCGAGTTCGGACTTTGGCCGGTCCATACCGTCCTGTATTGGTTTGAAGAAGAATGGATAATTAATACTAATAGGTACCACCTTGTCTGTAAACATCTTTTTTGCATCAGCACCAGTTTTAGATAATATACCAAATCTACTATCGCTAGCTAATGTAGCTAAATTAACAGTTTCAGCTGAACTCATAAATGAAAAACCAGAACGTCTATTTTTTAAATAGCACATTCCGTAACTTCTATAATCTGCTTTACAAGCTTCCCAAAATATATAGAATAATCTATTTGCTTCTCTAAAATCAGGAGCCCCAACATCAATCTTGCTCCATTGTAAATACATATAATGCGTACCTGTTATATACGTTGGTTTACCGTTATTCATAAACCAAAATCCTTCTTCTCTTCTTTTAAATTCCTCATCTATATATCCGTAATGCTTTTCTTTAAAATCATCAGGATAGTCTTGCCAATCAAATACTGTTTTAATTCTTTTAAAATCAGGATTAGCTGGAAACCGTTTCCACTTTTGCTCTGATTTGATCTTACTACAAGAGTATATTTCTTTAGGTTGTTTTGGTAAAGCTATTTGAAAACCTTGTATTTCTATAACTTCACCTATCATGCCTGTTTTAGATATAGAAACTATATCAGCTTCTTTATTATAACCATATTTCCATTTTTTAGACTTGTTAAGTCTTTTAATGGTGTTTAGCTTTATAGGTTCTACAACCTTATATAACGTTTGTTTGTACATTACTTAGATCTTCCTTCTGCAAATCCTTTGAATTCTACTTTCTTTTTTACTTCTTCTACAGGTTTGTCTTCTAGCATATTCTCTTCTTCGTGGATTCTATTTAATATTTCAAACGCATCAAATATAGCTAGCTTTTTAGTAGCAGCCGCGTTTTTTAGTCTATCAGCGGATATATCGTCATCTGAATCAACAATAGCTTCTTTAGCAACTTTAATTAATTCTTCAACTGCCTTTTGCCCAGCTTGGATTATATTCTTCTTCGTTTCCTTGATATTCATATTTAATTGTAATAAATTTATTCATAACCCTATATAACCTTTCTCCATTTATAATAAACTCATATTCCATATTAGGCGTAAACCCAACCAACTCTTTTTTATTAAAAGTTCCGTCAGAGTATTTAATAATACCTATTAATGGTCTTTCTGCTTTAGTGTTTAGTTTATTAATAGACTTAAGCGGTTTTACAAAGCTGTAACCCGGCATAGCAACCCAATCATTTTGTTTATATAAATATATTTGATCTTGCGATATTATATATTTATCTTCTTTCCAATAAGATCTACTATTTCTTTCCCTACCTTTTACATCATGCCATCTTCTAAATATATTATGATGTACTATTACTTCATCACCTACGTTTAAAGGTGATTGAAATAATAGTGGAGTAGCGATAATTTTCGCTTGTCTATTTATATATTGATGATTAAATATTTCAGTATTAAGTACTAGTTTTTTGTCACCGACTCGTATACTGTTATTATAGCGATCACCAATAGGACTGATAACATAATCTTTATAAGCATTCATTAATATTCTAAGTTATACTCTACTGATATAGCCATATTTTTATTAAAATCTTTCCAAGGTATAACAACCTCGTCTTTTCTAATATAAATACAGTACTTATCTTCTTCTTCTTCTATATTACAAATTTTATGACCTCCATAAACCTCCTGCTCTACAGCATAGTGCATGGCGTCGTTTTTGTAATCTTTACCTATAGTTATTTTTCTAATGATATTATTTTTCATCTTCTTTTTTATTAATAGTGCCATCTGCTACGTTAATATCAAAAGTGCCATATTCTTTAGAAAACGTGTCTTGCATATCAATTATCTTTTTTTGAGATAATCCTAATTCGTGTAATAGGTTGTGTTTTTGTCCTTCTAATTGCCCTATTTTAAATTGTAAATTATTTACAATATTTACAACTTCTTGTAGTTCTTTTAAATGCTCGTCAGATATTTTATCTGCCTTTGGTTTTAAGTCAACCAACTCTTCTTTTTTTCCCATAATTTAATTTAATTTAATTTAATTTATAATTTAAGTTTTAATATTCAAATCCAAATTGCATACGAAGAGGATATTGCAATACCAATTCTTCGTTATTGTCTATTTGTTCACTGATATTTTTTACTGTTAATGTTGTTGCGGATCCTGAAAGCATATCAGTAATTTCCATTGTTGGTCCACCAGTTGCGCCTATTAATACATCTCCCTTTTGAAAAGATTGATTAGCCACACCTGCAGCATCACCACCCTGTTCTATAGTGATGGTCGTTGCAGCTGTTGCTGCAGCTTGATGACCAACTTGATTAAGTTGTAAATCTGTGCCAAAATCAAAAGCTCCATGAGCTATACCTGCCACCCAAAAAGTTTGATATCCTTCAGGTGGAGCAGAATAAGTAGAATCTCCTTGAAATAAACGAGTATCATCATTTTGTAGAAATATATTTGAATTTCCAGCAGATGCTGTGTAGGGATTCTTGTTGTAGCTAAAAACGTTATAACTAGTTATAGCACCGCCACCAAGATGATCTTCAGCGCCAGCACTAGCATCTATTTTTATGTATCCTTGCAAGTTTCTTCTAAAAGCATTAGATAATACAACTGTTGGTGCTGCATGTATTGTTCCAAAGCTAGCCGGGGCTTCACCGTTTATACTTTTAGCAAAGTACAAGCTAAAATCATGTACGTTAGCTGTTGCGCCATTTGTTCCTGGCCATGTAGCAAAAATATTTTTTAGTTCTACAGCTCTTATTGTTTTTGGTACATTAAAAGGTGTCCAAGTAAAAAGTATATCGTTATCACTATAAGCTGATCCTGTTGCTGCACCAGCATTAAAATCTGGAGTAACTGTTGTTACAAATTTTCCCATTTTATTTATTTTTTAGTTTGTTGTTCATTTTTTTTAGACGATCCGCCGAAAAAGAAATCGACTACCGTATTAACCTTAGCACTCATAGCTCCAAATATAGTAGAAATAAAACTTATTTCAAATTCACCTAGTTCTAAATCTCTCATTACAAAAAATTTAAACATCATCTC